ATTATTGTTATTGCCATATCATTTGGGTAATTTCATCGTTCTTGGTGCATCTTTCGGTAAAAGAACTGAAACAAATGCTTCTGCTGAAATATCAGCAACCCTTTGCGCCAAATCATTTAATCTGTTTTCAGTAAGTGTTGGTTGAACAAATGGGTAAGGATATGTTCCATTTTTCCAAATTAATTTTCTCACAAATTTTGCAAAAGTATATACATCTTTTTTTCCGTATCTTAAACCCTTTGCCTGAGTCCATTTTACCATATCCTCCAAACGCGGGTACTCTTTAATTGTAAATGGAGAATTAGGCGCTTTTCTACTATTTTCGGTTCCCTTTTGACCAAATTCTAAAAATTTCCAGTAATCCGCCCCTTCTATTTGAACTTCGTACCCTTTGCCAAATCTTTTGATCGGTGCAACAATTAATGACTGTTGAAGGTTTCCCGTCGCTTGACTTCCGTTATCATAAATTTGTTTCCTAAATAATATGATTTGTTCACTGCACCAATCAACAATTTCCTTTTCAACACCTTCAAAAGCTTGGTCAACATTTGTAGTACCAATCCCTTCAATAGCACTATTGAATGCTCCGCTTACATCTTGAAACTTGATAAATGCCATACTTATTAAATGGGTAAATCAAAAAAGTTACCCATTCGATCTACGCTTTATTTCAAACGCCTCATGTTTGCTTTTCTCAACTTGGTAACTCGCATAATTTAAGAACTCCATCGCAGGAAGTTCAAATACCTCATTCCATTTGAGAACATCGCTATTCGCTAACCTATCAATTACAACGATCCACCCGTAACGTTCGGTGAATCCTGTTCCAAGGTCAGGGCGTCCATCTCCGCCTTCAACGTCTGCATTTCCTTGTCCAAATAGGTTGGTAAATCTTCGAGCAACTTCACCCAACTGGCCAAAAAAAAAGCGGACAACCCCAACGCTTCAACCGCTAACATCTTTTCCTTCACCAACGTCGCACGCTTTGAATGGTCTTTCCCGTTGTACTTTTCAGGAAACCAACCGAACTTCGTTTCACGTAGAAGCGATGCAACGCACAAATGTAAGTTCTTTACACCGTCCTCTTTGGTCTTATTCCACTCGCTTATTTCTACGAATTGAGCGGTATTTATTTCGTCAAAGAACCTTGTAACGTAGTAACGTTTACCGTCAATCTTTACAAATGATTTGAACGGTTTAAACGGCTCTTTCTCCAACTGCTTGGCAATGGCTTCGTATCGCTTGCGTAAGTCAATCAATGGGTAATTATCAACCTCATCAAATCCGTTACCCTCCACAATCGCTACAACCGAGCGCATATACTCCCACCCTTCCAAGTGATTGAGGTCGGCCAAAAGTTGGTACTGACCAACAGTTAATTTTTTCCAAATGTTATTGTATTGCATATTTTCCTCTGTTCTTTTCTGCTAATTTATTAAGTGCTAAATACCTCAAAGCATCCATGCCGTGATTGAATGAATCGATGGGTACGTTGGTAGCGTTCCCGTCCTTTTCCTTCCATTTGTAAGCGTTCAATTCTTTGAGTATGTTAGTCGATCGGTTTGTTACGTTAAACCTGAAACGTTTTAATATATCGATGCCGTTTAGTATGCTATCTTTCCCTTTATTAGCACCTTCAATTCTCCAACCCATTCGCCTAAGTTCCTCGATGCTTTTCGGTTCAGCGGAATCAGCCACAATGCTAACGCTCCTATCAACTGCGCAACTGGTCATAAAAAGGCTAATATCTTGGTTAGTGAGTCCTTTATGATACATTACTTCGTCAATGATTAACTCACCATTGTAACGGTACACTCCAACCACTGCGGTCGGGTCGTTGGTAAATCCGAAGTCCATACCGTAGCCAATCAACTGAGCATCGCTTGGTATCGTTCCAATCGTGCCCCAATTACGATAGATTAACCCTTCAATCTTTCCAGTCATTCCACGGGCGTACACCTTCCAAAGTTCCTCGTCTTCATTCCTGATGCCTTCAATATCCCGCCTTGTTTTGTCACTTAAAAATGGGTTGTGTCGGTGGTCGCTAATGATCAACTCAACTCCTTCTTTTCCTATCAATTTATCATGCACCCAAAAGCGAGCATTAGGGTTGTAGTCGATAAAAACCTGTTTATTAGTTCTTCGTGCTAATTCCCAATATATCCAATAATTGATTCCGTTCGCCTCATTCATAAACAGGTAATGACGCTTTCCGCTCTTTGCATCTTGCGGGTCTTGATAGCTTTTGAATTCTATTATTGAACCGTTGTGAAACGTGTAGATACGATCGCTCGCATTGTACCCTTTAATCCAACTTTGAATATCAGGCGAACTCGCTACGATCGTTTGCATATCACGAAGCGCACCGCTTTTTAGGTTAGGCACGTCTTGACCTACAACGCTAATCACTTGGTTATTTTCTGCGATGGCTTTGAAACATAGCACCTGTAATATCGAGTAAGTTTTGCCCGAACTTGTACCGCCTTGGTTAACAATAACCTCGGCAGTTGAATTGTAGTTGCGATCGAATATGACAGACGTTTGAAACATCAATCCAAGATAATTGCATCCTCACTATTTGAAAGCGGTATAACACTTTGAACCAACCCAATCTGAATTTCGGCCTTTGGTAGGCTCACGGTAGTATCAACGGTTTCCTTCGGTTTTCCGTACACCCTATCCATCAACACCTCTATCAAGTGAATTGAACCACGCTCGTAATCCCTTTGTGCTTTCTTTGCAATCATGGAAATCCAAAAAGGTACATCGTCACTCTTTGCGTAATCCATGAGTTGGGTACGGGTCATTCCAAGTATTCCAGTTATGATTTCATTGGCTTGGGAATGGCTTAACCTAACGTTGAACTCTTGAAGGAACGTATCTTTAATAACGTTCTTTAATAGCTTTGGCCTTCCATTTCGGTTGATGTTTTCGGAATTGGTATCGAACCCGTTTTTTGGTGCTTTACCTTTTAATTTTTCTCCGCTTGGCATTTTGTTTTATTTAAACCATTGATTGTAAATTTCAGTTGCAACCTGTGCTGTCATTACTGGAGGAACCGACATTCCAATTAAATATTTTGGCTCAATATTTTTAAAGTTGTAATCAAGTGGATAACTGCCAGCTAATTTTAATTCATTATTTGATAATGCTTTTTGTATTGAATAATGATATAATTCGCTTCCACTTGCAATTGTATTTACAACTTGATTAGGATGTAGTTTTATTGAATTAAATCTATTTCCTTTTGGATGCACACTTGCAATACTTTTGCCATTTTCACATATTTTCCAATATTGTAAATCACAATTTGCTATTTTATTTTCAATAATTTCATTTTCAATTTGATTATAAACTATTGCATTTTCATTAAACTTCAACTCTAACTTCGGAAAGTTTAAATCATTCCTTTGGCAAATAAAAAATACTCGTTCGCGTTTTTGAGGTACACCCATACTTGCAGCATTAAGTAGAAATAATTGTACTTTGTATCCTGCCTTTTCAAATTCGTCTTTTACTCGTTTTACATAAGTCTTTGCATTGCCTTGCAACATACCTTTAACATTTTCAGCAATAACAACTTTTGGCTGTAATTTCTTTGCAAGTTTTATGTAATCAAAAAACAAATCATCTAATCTTTGCTTTGCTTGACCTTCACGAAATACCTTTTCTTTTCCCCAATCTTTTTCTCTGTTACCAGCCATTGAAAAACTTGAACAAGGTGGCGAACCGTCTAAAATATCAAGGTTATATAAGTCTTCAGGAAATTCAGTTCTATTTGCAAATTCTCTTATATCTTCAACAAATAAATATTTTGGATTGTGATTAGTTTTGTAAACATCAGCAACTTGAGGATCTATTTCAACACCTCCCAAATGTTCAAATCCTGCTAATTTATACCCCATTGTAGAACCTCCACCACAAATAAAAGTACCGAATACTTTTAATCCGTTTTTTGATGGGTATCCGTCCTTTAAATACCACTTGTAATTAAATCGATGTTTATTCATTGCCCAATAATTTCCAAATTGCTTGCTCTGGTGTTGATGCTATTTCAGACAATTTTTGTTTAACAATCCAATATTCAGATTCAGTAAAGTTTAATTTAATAGTCATTGTCTCATCTAAACTATCAATATCAATTTCTTCATTTTTTTCTGAATAATCAACATCTAATTTTAAAATTGGTAAATCCAATCCCCACTCGGTCAGTTCTTCGGCATCCCAATTACTCGCAAGGTCCTGCCAATCCCATTCACCAAAACCAACGTTATCCTTAATGATAAACTCATTTTGTTGATCTTCGGTTAAATCTTCGGCCTTGATCACTGGAACTTCTTTCAACCCTGCTTCCTTGCACGCTTTCAATCGCATATTTCCACCCAATACAATACCGTCACTATTTACCACGATCGGACGAAGTTCTAACATTTCGGGGAAATCCTGAATTGACTTCACCAACTTTTTAAACTTGTCGTCTTTAATTACCCTTGGATTGTTTGGGTTCGCTTTAACCTCCGATACTTTCCACTTTTCAATCTTCATATTTCAATTTTGTTAACGATTTCTTTTAGCTTCTGCATACACATAAGTTTCAATTCGTAATCGGTAGCACCGCCCACGCTCACATGATCGGCAGTTTCTGCAATATCCATCAGTAAATTGGCAATGGAAGCGTACAACTCAACCGCACTAATTGCCTGATCGATTACATCGGGTTGTTTTTCCGTGGTCATTTCTCGATCTCCTTCAGCTTCGATTCACTCCAACGAAGGCCAGCTAAACCACCCCAAAGAAGGTAGGAAATATAACCGCAGTCGGTAGGCTTTCCCGTTTCATAATACGTCTTTGCACGGCTCAAATATGAGTACATCCGTTTAATCGTTGATACACTTAACGGCTCACCATTGGCAAGCTGTTGCGCTCGAACCTTACCGACCTGCGTTGCACACTTGTTACCCTCTTTCTCGTTCAGTTCAATACCTCGCTTTGCATTGTTTTTCACCGCTTCGGGGTAATCGGAATGGCTTTCAAACTTTGCGTAGCTTTCCTTACGGCTCAAAGCATTACACACCGCTAACCGTTGGATTGGGTCTTCGTACTCAGTTTTCATAACCGTGTTAATCATGCAACGGTCTAAGAACTCACTTTTGCTTTCGTCTTGATTTCTTTTCGGTAGTGGCATCGGTTGTTTGTTTAGTGTTCACAATTTCGGTCGGTTCATTTTCCGTGAACGTTTCTTGAATAAGTTGCTCATGGATTGCTTTATGCCTACGGTCAAGTTCAGCGTCGTAATGGTTCATGATAGTCGAGAATGCGTTAACGGTGCAGGCTTGACAACCACCCGTCCAACGTTTACCCATTACCTCGCTCCATACACCACCCATTAACGCTACTTGTTCACCACTCAGGCGCAAGGTCTTTTCGTTTTGGAATTGTACCCATTTATGGTACAATGGCTCTAACCGCTTCAACTGTTCGTCGGTCATTTTGTTAGCTATTTTCATATTTTTTTAATTCACGTCGTAAATAATAAATTGCTTTATACAAATCCTCTTTTGGGTTTTCGTGTTTGTAGTTTGCCCGAGCGGTGTACTTAATTACATTACCTAAGTTGAAGTTCAACTCAAAGGCATCGATTAAATCAATCGGTTGCACCTTTCTATCGTAGTGTTCAGGGTTCATCGGTAAATCCTATCGATTAAAAAGTAAGCAATGATGCAAGCGATAAAACCGCATCCAATAGAGTAAGCAAATAGGCTCAACACTGGAAGGCTAACGGTAGCAAAGAATGAAGCAACCGCAGTCCAAAACGAAAGGCATACAAAGCAGTTAAATGGCTTGAACCCGATCTTGTCACCAATACCCGTTAGCTTGGTAATCGTTACCCCTGCACACGCAGAGAAAAACGCTATAAATAAAATTTGTAAGTAAATCATTTTATTTCAAAAAATTTAGGGTATCTAATCTTGCTTTCCAACCACTCCTTATGTCGTTCAATTATCAATTTAGCGTGTTGCATTGTTTCAACGATACAAAGCTTTTTATACTCTAAATTATCGCTCCAAGTAAATACTGGGTTATCTATATCTATTGACTCCCAACGTGCAAACCAATCTATCTTTACTTGGGCGCAAAATTGCTTTTCGCTGTATTGCTTGATTCGGTATTTCATTTCAATTTCTTTTTTAATTTGTCCTTAACCGTGTTAATGGTCAATCTGATACTGTTGTATGGTATCGTGGTCGATGTGCTAATACGTCGCATATTTTTGGCTTCTACGTAAACCATAAACAAATTGCGCTCGTACCAATGCAGTTCCGCTATTGCATCCTCAATCGCTTCCATTTGCTTGGTCGTTTGAACCTCGCTTTCATGATCGTAGATTTCAGCGATCACTTCAACACGAGTCCAGTCAACGTCAACACGTAGCAACCGATCTCGGTACTTCTGATCCCACAAAGAACCCTTACCCAAAAATAAACGGTAGATTAACGATAGCACGTACCAACGATGCCCTCCCGAGTGCCAAACCTCCCACAACTTCACGTCCTCTTTTTCGAGTAGTGCTAAAAGCATTTCTTGGTATAGGTCTTCCCCATCGAAGTGCGTACCCCTCACAATATCATAGCAGGATTTGCGATAACTTTGGTGTTGGAGTACGTCTGCGATTAGTGGGTGCATACTTATTGAATGGGAAATTTTAGAAAGGTAACCCGTCGTCTTCGGGTACGAATCCTGCCTTGGTTAATGCAGGGTGAATTTCGCTCGGTGCTTGCATCGGTGCATCTTTCGCCTTCCATTTTACCCAGTGCGTTGCTTTGCTCTTTTGGTCAACTTCTTTGCGCTGACCTACAAATACTTCAATATCCCCGTATTGGTTGGTGGGTAAATCGAGTAAATCTTGTTTTTTTAGTTGAACCTTTACACCGTATTGGTTCGCCCAACCTTTGCCTACATACTTTTCGTTTTCCATATTTTAGTTTTTAAATTGTTCTGTGATAATTTTATTTAATTGCTCAAAATTAATTTCTTTAAAGTCCTTTTCATAAAAACATTTAAATTCTATTTCGTTGGAATTTGTGAAATAAACAAACGTGTGGTAATCTGGAAGTTTCTCTTCTAATTGTTTCTGTATAGTGTTGTAAATTTCCTCAGTCACACCACCACGATTGATACCCATTAAAAATATTGGTTTTGCCATAACCTTAAATGTTTGAATAAATAGCTTGAAAATCGGGGTTAATGTAATTACGCTCTTTTTCTTTCCTATCTCGAACGTAATTCAATCGCATTAAATATCCGCCGATTGGTTTACCATACGCACCCCGTTCGATGTGCCAACCAAAAGCCCCGTCGGTAAACTCGTCTTTGTAGGTTGACGTTCTAATGTCGTGCTGGATGCGTTGTTTAATTTCGTAAGGTGTTACCACTTGCACAGTTTCTTTGATGTTAATGTGGTGGTAAAGTTCGTGAACGTGACCCATCCAAAGAACGTCTGCACCGTCAACCTGTGCGCCCATTCGTTGGTGCTGGATTACTCCCTTTGTTACCACTCCACCGCCACCGTGGCCGTGGTGGTATTTCACTTTGAAGTTGAGGTAAGTTTTGGCTTCGTCTCTTCGATACACGTTAAACACAATCCAACCTGCATACCCACCATTGAGAACCTTTGAACCCGTTTTGTAATTCAGCAAAGAAACAAACCGCTCGGTTAGGTCTATTTCGTGGCGCTTGCTCACTGCCGTTTCGTGGTTACCGTACCCTACAAAAAGTAAATGGTGAGCGTACTTCGCCCACCATTTAACTGCTTCGTTAACAACCAAGTCAAAGTAATTCCCGCCTTGATGCTCAGGCCTAATATCGTCTTTGCTCGCACGTTTGTCGTACTTTCCTTGCATGATACAAAAGAAGTCACCATTGATTAGGATTTTCGCTCCTAGGTTAATGGCTTTCTCGATGTGATCTTGGAGTAGGTCACGCCTACATTTCGGGTGATCAAAGTGAAGATCGGATAGCAGTAAGAACTGATCTCCGTCTTTGCATCGAATTGATACGATGTTACGTCCGTGCTTGGTTGTTTCCATGGTTAATTACCTTTGGGTTTATGTCTTAACATTGAAGGGTAATTCTCTTCATGTTCTGCTTTACGCTTTAATTCATAAAATTCCTTGGATGAACCAAGCAATTTAATAATATCGTCATCGTTTATTCCAAACGCTTTTTTTAAATTTTCACAAGTGATAGTAAGTATATCTTGAATGCAGAAATTATCACTATCAAAGTCAAAATTATTTGAATAACATTCGGTTCTTTGTTCACTATTTGTTTCCAAAGATATTGTTACTACTTTTTCCATGGTTAAAATACTTTTGTTTCTTTAACTGCTCTTTCAACCAATTCATTAGACCAACCTAAATCATAAAGTGAAAGCTGAACTTCTGTAACGATTTCTTTGAGGTTTTCAAAATCATGTGTAAAGGGCAATTCTCGTTCAACTATTCTTGCTCTGTCTTCGTTTTCAATTCGGATATGAATTACAATTTTTTCCATGGTTAGGATTTAATGATTGAAAGATAATACTTTGCGTCTTTACTTTCGCTTTCTTCGTAGTTTTTTAACAGGATAGTTTTGAACTTCAATAGTTCTGCCCTGTCTATTTTTGTGGATTTCAAAAAAGCTTTGTGGTAAGGTCTAAATGCAATCTTGGCTGCAAAGGCGTGGATTGTTTGAGATATTTGGATTAACTCTTCCTTGACTGCAATAAAACGCTTTAATACTTCCTCGTCTTCAAAGCGTTCGTTTTTCAGTTGGTTTCGGTATTCTTTGAGCGATGCACGGTAGTTGTGTAGCCACTCAAACCATTCCAGTTCTTGGCCTACTTCAAAGCCAAACCGATTGTACTTGTATTTATCAAATGGGTGGTTCATGTTTCCGTAATTGTTATTTGGTGTTGGTTTTCGATTAGTTTCTTTTTCAGTTTGTACAACGGAGTGCGCATTCCTTTCACGTCCTCGATTACCGTCTTGCTTAGCGTTTTGTCGTAGTAAACGAAGTCCGCTTTGTACGTGAACATTTTTTTGCCTTCTAAGGCGAAAACGAAAGGCACTTGGAGGTGTAGGTCTAACACCTCTCCGTTCGTCGCTCTAATCGTCAGAAAAACGTATCTATCGGCTTCCTTCTTGCTATCGAAGGTGATACCGTTGACCTTAGTTTTTTTATTGTTGTATTTTGAGCGTTTAATCATGGGTTAAATGATTCCCCTCGCTTTGTCGAAGTCGATGTTTTGGCTAAACCATTCGTCAACGTAAGTAAACTTTTCACGCTCACCAAACCAATCGTTGTACTCGCAATTGCTGAAGATTTGTTTGTGGATGCGTTGTAGTTCTCGATCGCTCTTTTTGATTACGTTATCTTCGTAATCCGTGATCTTAATTATTTTAATTTGTTTATTCCAAGTTGTCTCAAAGTAAACAACGAAGTCTTCAAAATCTAAATCGTGTGTCATATTTTTGTTTTTTGGTTTAAAAGATTCAATAATTCAATCAATTCAAAAACTTCTTGTGCCAAAGGTTTGCATACTTCTTCTAAGTTCATGTTTTTATTTTCTAATTCAACAAGAAGAGGTGATAAGTATTCTAATCGTTTTGTAAATTTATCATGCCAGTAAAACAATTCTTGTTTATCAAAATAATGATAATTGTTTAAAACAAGATGCCTTTCGCTATCTGTTGTTTGTATCATTCTTTTTAAAATGAAAGGGCTAATTAAAGCCCTAACTGTTTTAATGTTTTACCTGCGTACAATTCACCTTGGATTGTTTCAACTTGTGGATTTTGAATTTGGTAAATCAAATCTTCTAAATCATTCCAAAGGCTTCCGTTTAAAAATCCGTTTGCGATTTCTTCGTTTTGAATTTCTCTTAGTTTGTTGATCATTGTTGTCATAGCTTGTTTGTTTTTGGTATTACAAAGATAAGGGTAAAAATTAATTGTGCAACTTTTTTTTTAAGAAAGTCCAAAATTATTTTCGTTTTTCTTTCTCATGTAAGCTACCAACGACGGGGTCTTTTCGTAACTGGCTACAAAGTGATCTTTGGAAACGTTATCAAAGTACCCCAACTGCGTTCTTAAATCGGATTCCGTTGGGAACTGATCGAAAAACAATTTGCAGGCGTAAGCGCAGGCGGTTGCGTTGTTTCTAAATTCGTCGCTTTCGTCACGGGTTAAAAACGCATTGAACATTTGCGAAAGTGATAAACGTTTGCTCATTTCAAAACACCATTCACGCTGTTCGTTTGAAAGGTTGTAACCGCAGTATTTGTAGATTGCCTCGTACGTAGGCGCACCGAAATCGTAGAACTTGGTCATGTCCTTTTTTTCTTCGTGGTATTGACGGTAGCTTGAAATGATCCATGCTTTGCGCTGTTCAATCGGGTAGTTACGTGTTAGCGTTGTTCCTGAGTGCGTAATCTTTTGCTCTGACTTATTGAAGCGCACAACGTAGTTACTTACCCATTGCACGATCAGTCTAATGGATGGTTTGAAAGCATCGGTACTTTCTTTACGTCCGTTCCTTAATGCCTGCTCAAATTGATCGGTGGTTAAGTTGTTGTACGTTTCAAGGTCTTCCTCTAACGCTTCCACCTGTCGCATGATGTTTTCTCCAACGGTTACATTGTTGTTGAAGTAATCGTAAAGTTTGAGCAGTTGTTTGGTTAGGTACTCAGCACGTGCTTGGGGTTGCATTTCTTTGATTTTCATATCGTTTTTTTTTAAGGTTGTTTTCCGAATTTTCTTTCGACTACCCACTGAGCGATTTCGTCTGCGGTCATGTTTCGTGAGTCAAGCTTTTGTTCTTTTGGTTTGTTGATCTTGTTTAGGTCAATGCGTTTTATCCAGTGCGCAAAGTGTTTGAATGAATCTGCTTTGAAGTGGTACATTTTGCTTTCAAGTTCTTGGTAGTTCACAAAGGTATCGACTGCGGTTTGTATTTGTTCAACGGTGTAATTTGTTGCTTGTTTAAGGTTGTGAATGTAAAGTTCTAATTGCTCGTTGATGTACTCTTTGCAATCACTTGGTTTCAAATTTTGAAATGGCTCTTTAATACTACTACTACTATTAGTAGATTCTTTATTTTTGATTCTTTCTTCTTTCTTATTTATGTGCACGGATTCGCTAAAATTTTTTAATAGCATTTGTTCATTTTCTTTTATCGCATACGTTTCGAATTGTGAAATGCTAAACGGATTCGCTAAAATTTTTTTATCGAATGTGATTCGAATAATGGGTGCTTGGTTCTTCTTTCCTTGCTCTAAAATTGCTATCAATCCCTTCGTTTGTAAGCCTTCCAGTGTACGGTAATACGTTGGATGGGATAGGTTCAAATGTGCCGAGGTTGTACGGGTAGGCAACCCGAATAAATCCGATCTAAGCGTGTTTTGTAGGTTGATAATAACAAACATCAAGGCGATCTCATTGGTCGTTAATATGCCTTCCTTTATGATCGAATTAAGGCGAAAATTGTAATCGATTAGGTTCATAAAAAATTAACCCCCTAAATGGAATGCAGAGACAGTGCAAACCAAATAGAGGGCTTTATGTTGTTGAAACCGATCTGTCTCATCGGTGTATTAATCTGCTTCAAAGATAGCATGATTTGTTTAATAAGCGAAATAAATGTGCGGCAATAAATGATTTAGTAGCAATTATTTTTTGCTACGTTCTGCACAAAATTTACAGTTTCCTTTGTGAGTTAGCACAGTCCAATCTCTTGGCACTCCACCTGCTTCTAAATACTCACAGCTATCTATCACAATTAATTTGTAGCCATGATAGTCTTTTTTTTGTTCAATAGGTTGCTCTTTTGCAGTTGTCCCGTTTCCACAACCGCAAAAAATAACAGCTACTAACAGCACATAAGCAAAAGCAAAGGTTCTGTGGTAAATTGATGTTTTCATGTTTTTCTTGTATTTGTCTTGTCAGTTTAAACCTTACGAACCGCATCCAAAACATTCAAAGTTTGAATCGGTCGGACGTTCAGGGTATTCAACCGAGCGAAGCAGTTGCTTAATTTCGCTGATCTCCTGACGTAGTACCATTTCTTCATCGCATAGTTGACCCGTTAATTGGTTTTCTAAGTAACTCATTTTCCATTTCAAGGATTCAATTTCCTCCTTCGATTTTGGTTTCTGATATTTCATTTTCTGTTTGATTAAATTGTTCTTCGATTTGATTTAGGACGTCTTCCAGTACTGCCATTTGCGCAGGATGCCACGTTGCGAGCGCACCCGTAACCGCATCAATCCCTCGGCTTATTTGCATCATTAACTCCTCATCCTCACCCCAAAACGCTACGGATAACGTATTGAGGTAAACTGACAAATCTTGCTCTAAAAGGTTCAATCTGTTCTTTAATGATTGACGGTAGGCCTTGGTGCGTTTTAGGTCGTCCAAGGTTTCTGCAAGGGCTTGCATCAACACAACGGCTCGGGTAATCGCTAACTGTTCTTTGGTTGGGTCGGGGTAATTCATAGTGCAGTGTAGTTGTATGTTTTTGAAAGTTCGAAGCCTACACGGTTGATCAGGTGCATGGCTTGGAGTGCCTTGAAAAAGTCCTTATGTTCGATGCACTGGGAACGTAAACGGTACAACCGTTGCATCCGTTGGTTTAAAATATCGAAACGGCTAATCTTTGAAAGGTCAAGTTTCTTTGCGGTGTATTCAGCGTTAACGTGTACTTCCATGGCTTTAAGTTTAATACCTTGAATGAAGTCGATTAGTTGTTGTGGGCTTGGTCTCATTTCATTGTTACTTTTAAGGTTGTTGTACTTCTTTTGATTGGTGGGGTAATAGTAATTATTTCCCCGTTTGCATCCACGATGTTTTCGGGCTTGGTAAGTGATCGTAACCACTTCTCACGGGCTTTCAGCATTTCGGTTGTACGTTCTACGTTCTCCTTCAAAATAATCCATTCAATGTCGTTGCAACTTTCGTAGTCGTACTTCACACCCATTTCGGAAGTCGTGGCCACCGCTCCAAACATTTCGGCCGTTTTCCCATGTTTTTCCTGCTCATTGATTGCAAGGTATTGGGTATCGGTTAATGTTTGCTCTAAGGCCTTAATGATCATGCGTGCTTTGATTGCAAACTCCAACGGGTTGATATTACCCTCTTCAATTTGAATGCGAAATTCTTGGTGCATCAATTCCACCTGCTCCCGTCCAGTTACGGACGAAAGCAGGTTGTTTGATTGGGTTATGATATTATCCATTTGCTTGACTTTTTTGTTGCATTTTAAAGAATGGATGGAAACGTCCGTGCGTTTCAACTTGCTGTTTGCGAAATTCATTTACTCGCTCCCAATATGTTAATTCTTTTTCTCTTAAAATGTTAAATTGTTCATTTTGCAATCTTCTTACTTCTCTCATTTTAGCAATGCTCCGTTTCATTTGATCTTCTAAAAATTCACCCTCTTTTTTCAGGTTGTATTTCCGAGCGTAATAAAGAATTAATGCGGGAGTCATATCGAGCATTTTTGAAAGGTCAGCGTTTTTAATCTTTGAATAAAGTTCAATGATTACTTTGATTTTGTCTTCGTGTGTCATTTCCAATCCTTTCCAGTATCTTTTTTGAATTGTGCCTTAACCTCGGAAGTAATGCGGTAGTGCGCTTCTAACTTCTTGCATAACTCGGGGTCGGTTTCGTGAAGTTCTAAAAGCTTTGCGTACTTTTCAGCCGTGAATGGTTGCAGTTCGTCAGCCTTTGCGAACTTTGGTGCAGCTTCCTTTTTGCTCTGAACCTTGTTAATATCGCCCGTTGTACGTAGGTTGGTAGCACCGTTAGCGTCATCATCTTCTTGGATTACACCGAAGCAAGCGGAAAGCGAATAGCGTCTTGCATAGGTTAGCGCACTGCCGTACCCGTGTGGATCGTTTTTAGGTGCAGGCACGAACGTAATACCGTTGCTCATAGTTTCACCTGATTCGTGAATGATAAGCGTTTCTACACCCACGCCACCTTCTAAGCGGTGAATGATTTGTGAGTACGTTAAACCGTTATCGTTTAACGGTTTCTTGATTGCCTCCGTAACGCTTGCAAGGTCTGCGTATTTGTTGCGGAAGTGTGGGTTGGTGGAGTCCTTTGATGCTCCTTCGATTTGGGCGGTTGCTTTAACCAAAGCTTTCGCCAAGTTTTTGATTGTTTCCATAATTTTGTTTTGGTTCACAAATATACAAATGAAAGTTAATTGTGCAAACTATTTTTTTAACCTTTGCGGTAGGGCACGTAGGCGGTGCGGTTTCCGATCTTTGTTGCACGTAAGATTTGTTTGCGGTTATTGGTTTTTGAGTAACTGATATGCACCCAATCAGGCTCTTGCTTTGTGCCAAACTCCCAAATGATTTGATCGAAGTCGGGTAGCTTGCAGGCTTCCTCGAATAGTTGGAAGTTCGATGTGTTTAACGCTTGCATATCGATTGCCTCACCTTTGCAGTGTTGTGAACTTTTGCTTCCACCAATGGCACGGTTAAGGTCAGGTGAACGGTAGAAGGAACTCACTCGGATTGCACCAACGATTTCCCGTAATGGCTCGAATACCTTTTCGGCGGTTAGCTTCATGGTTTCAATGGTTGCTTCGTTTGGCGTGTTGTTGATTCCTAAACGTGTGGCCGTGTTGCTCTTTGTGGCCTCATTTAGTGTAATGTGTTTGCTAATCATAAAAAGAATTTAGTTAGTTTTACCAATGTTTGCTGATCACAGTACCCCGTGTTAATTACCTTTCGGTAAGTTGGTGGGCTAACTGGAAGTCGATGTACGGATATTTTCCGTTCATTTCTCACTTGCTCCCATCGTTGCGCTAACGCCGTGGAAACCAAGGGGCGAGCAGGTTTTCGCCCCCGTTTGATTTGTTTAATTTCTCGCATTATTTGAAATAACTAAATATGACTGAATAGTTTTCTACCGTGTTGAAATTCATTTTAAAGCTGATCGCTACACCGATTCCGATTTGCTCAGTGAAACTTGCATCGGTAACGCAAAGTTCTGAATTTTTTAAGTCCCATCGGATTACCTCGTTAAGCAATTCTCCAACGTGCCTATCTTCGTGGTCAATGTACCCCCTTAGGTGTTTGAAGATTGTAATTACATCGTTGAAAATGTAATGGCTTACGGGGTCGCACATATTCTCAGAATGTGCGTGGCCAATAAAGATGTCCCAACCGCAGGAAATAGTGTCGGGTGCTAACTTCCAAAAGCGCAAAGCGTCAACTGGAAATTGTTTGTCGTTCATTGTTTTCATATTATTTGGATTTTTTGGTTTGAATTCTTTTTGAAATGTAAGCCCCGATAAACACCATGTAAATAAGTGTGAATGGATTTTTGGTTAGAAGGAATACGTAAAGCGTTACGATTCCCCAAATGGTTGTTTGCGTTTTGTTCATTGTTTTTCTCTTTGGTTCTACAAAGTAAAGGAGTAAAATTTAATTGTGCAAACTTTTTGCGAAAAAAAATGAAACTTTTTTTTGAACGCATAAAAAAACCCCCGATTTCTCAGGGGTTCAACCAAAAATTAAACTACGAAAACAACGCAAAAAACGTGGCTTGCTCTACAAAGATACGACTTTATTTTCCTTCGTCAACAGTTATTTGCGAAACAGTTGTAATAATTGTTCCTGCCGTGATCAAATAACCGCTCAAAGCTACAATCGAGGCGGGTAGCGAAACTGGTGCAGTAGCCAAAGCACCCCCGACCACACCAACCACAATACCAATAGTGCGCAGTTTCTTAAAAAATGGAGGGGTTTCAGCCGTCGCTCTTTCATACACCGACATTTCGTTTGCCTTCTTAGGCATCAGGTTTTTTAGATTTTTCATTATTGATAAATTTAGTTGCAAAAATTTCAGTTCCTTTCAATCCAAGGTAGCCCATTATAAAAGCAATACCGTATTCCGCTGATCCGTTCTCCATTCCCAAACCTTCCACCACAATCGGGGTAAGGTAGTTTGCAGAAAATACACCGCTCGGAATACTC